CAGAGGCAACATCACCACTAGCTGATATAGTTACAGTATCTGATGCAGCTGTTGTTGTAATAGTAACATTACTACCTGCTGCAAAGTTTAAGGTGTCTGTCTTAGAATCTGCTACAACATCATCCTGTCCATCAACAGCAATAGTAGAGAATGCATTTTGGTTTGTTTCCCCACCACTACCTGCTGCTAAATCTTCCCAAGTTGTACCATCATAATATCTAAGTACGTTTGAGGTTGAGTTATAATAAATCTGTCCTGTAGAGGGTGAACTTGGATTTGCTGATAAAACCTGAACAACTGCATTTTGCAGCTCATTCTGATTTAGGTCTAAATTTGCTAAAAACTTTGGCATAATTGATTAATTTAAATAAGCTTTACCTGAAAAGGCTGCTGTAAATGTTATTGTTATTTGTGTTGTTGAATTATATGTTACGTTTCCTATTACTATATCATTTGCTGAATCCACTACTTCTACAGCAGGGAATTTATTTAGTGTATGATTGATAGTCCAAGTAGCAGATGCAGAAGATTGCGTAAAAACAAAGTTCTTATCCACACCAACTATCCCCCCTGTTATAACTATGTCAACAGTAGGTTGTTGTGTTTTAGACACAACCTCTACTGTGGGTGAATCCTTAACAACAACGTCTACATTGTTGGTATTAGTGCTTGATATTATGTTTACAGTTTGAGCCATTAATCAGTCACATCTTCTGTTACAGTAAAACTACCTTTCACATATGTTTGAACATCGTTTTGACTATATGTAATTTGCAAGTCATATACATACTTACCTCCACCCCAATCTATTAAAAAGGCTGTTGTTCTGAATTGACCATTTGCTTGGTCAACCCATTCCAACCCATTACCTATAGTTAACTGCTTTACCACTTTTCCTCTAACGCTATCCCTTCTTATGTCCATTTTAGGTATTGCTGTAGACAAGTCTATTTCATTACCTGCTTCAGAGGATGTGGTATAAAAATTGAAAGTTACCTGTTCAAAGGTATCTCCATTATACTGTGTTGGTATGTTGTATACTGCTGCCATTATTCTTTTTGTTTTCTCTCTTTAAGAAAGCGTACAATTTTTTTATGTTTTCTTCTTTTGGTTTATATTTACCCCTCTTTTTTCTCATCCTAAATAAATACCACCAAAATTAACATCCTTATCCGGATGCATATTTTCATTAGAAGAATCTAAATACTCTGGATATTTTGAACTATTGAAGTCCATATAATCCATAAATCTTCTAGTGTAAAACTCTGCTGTCTCTTTTGCTCTTCTCTCAAGTGAGTTTAACTCTTCTGGGGTTATAGTTTCACTATTTTCACTTCTATGTTTATATACCCCTCCATTAGAAATTTGAAATGGAGCAAAGGGAATATAGTCGCTTTGTGTAAACCAAATCAACATTGGTTTTACATATGAATCAACTAAGGTCTTATAGTCTGCGTTAGCAACATCTGATAAGGTATCATTTATGATCAGGTCTTGTAACTTATCATATAACTTACCACCTAAGTAATTCTGTATATGAGTGTCTTGTGCAACCTCAACAAACTGAATTATCTTATCAGGGTCTACATTACCACTAATAATGCTCTTCTGCTTTATATCTTGTATTGTTACAAATAGTGCTTTCTGTGGCATAATTAATTAGATTTAGTAGGGTAAGCACCTCTGTTTGGCATATCGACAGGTCTGATTGGCACTTCCTTAGGATTGTTTGGTGCCACATAACCGTCTTTCAATGCTTCGTCTTCACTTACTCTGTCTTTCTTTTTATATACTATTCTCTCCCAATAATGGTGACAATTCTTTCCACCTTTAAACTTGAATAAAGAATAGTTTCTTTTCTTGTGTCCTAACTCTTTATTTAATCCTCTAAAGGACATCATGTTTATATCTTCTTTTCTAAATACTATCTCTCTATCTGTTAAAGACTCCATGCTTTTGCAGAACTCTCTGCTTCCACCAGAGTTCCTAATAGGCATATATGCATACCTTACTTTGTAGCCCTTATTATCCTGTACACTACTCTTAGAAGGTTTTGCATCACTTTCTTTAGCAGTTGATAGTTGGTTAAATTCAAATTCTTCATTATCGTCTGTAACTTTTTCTCTATGAACTATCTCCCATTCATCAGAAACTACTTCTCCTAATTCTTCTAGTTGCTCATAGAGGTCACCAAACTCTTCATCACTAAGTTCTTGTGATGATAACTTCTCACCTGTTTCCTCTTCTCTTTTTACTTTTGTTGATATATTATCTAACTCTGTAAACTCTATTGGTTGTAAGGTTACAAAGTATAAGTTTAGTTGTATGTTATTAAATTGAAGTATCTCAGTTAAACCATCAATCAACGCTTGTTGAAATGGTCTAATTACAATGTTATCCATTAAGATACTTGCTGTTCTAAGTTCTTCTGCATTGTTTCCAAATCCTGTATTGTCTTTAATACCTAGTAATATTGGAGATACAATGCCATGCCCTAACATTATCTTTTCTCTACTCTCATCAGCTAAGAACTGATATTGAGCATGAGCATCAGGTAAATGTATTGGGTCTATTGTAGCTTGATCTTCTGCCGACTCATTGAATGTAAGAATAAATTTACCGGCATTTCCGCTTCCACTAAACTTCTCATATACTCTTCTTTCAATTAATTCTTGAGTCTCCTCATTAGGAATACCATTGTTAAAGTTTAGCATTAACGAAGGTTGTAGACCTTGCTGAATGTTATTAATGTGATAGTTTGCTACTTCTTCTTCTAACTCACAATATTGTAAACAACCATTGTAGTCTGTTGGTGAGTAATAATAAAAACCAGATTTGTATGGTTTTATAATAAACAACTCTATCTGCTCAGATTTAGAGCCATTACCAAATGTTGGTATTCTTTTTGGTTTTTCATTTCTCTTGATCTGAGACCATTTAGGATGATAATAGTATGCTTCAATTCTACCATTGTTAGCTTTCTCAGCTCTTAATGTTTCCATAGGAAAATGAAGTACCTTTACAATAGCAGTTTTGTTTTTGTTATATACAAGTTGCAAAGCACCTTGACCTAATAACTTGTAGTCGTTAACAAGTCTTCTCATCTCTCTAGGCTTAAATAATAACTTCATTTTAGCATATGCTTCCGGTCTTTCTCTACTATCAGTAGCATCTAATCCTCTGCCATATATCATATCAGAAATACCATTAATACACCTTGCATTAGTTGGGCTTCCTAAATACTTCTCTATGAGACTTTCAAAGTAGTCCTGGTTGTCATCTCCACATAAGTAAAGCACCCAATCTTTATTGTGTACCTCAACTACTTCTGGGGATTGATACCCACTCAAATTAACAACCTTTAGATTGTTTTTATAATTACTATCTGTCATAATACTACATATTTATCACTACCATCGTCATATTGATTGTAGTTGTCAGGTAATGTGAAAACCTCATTTTTGTTTGTATTATCTGTAATGTAAATTAAATCTCTATAATATATGTCTGTAGTAGATTTAAGTTCAAAACTATATATCTGACCCTCTTTTAATGTTACAGAAGGTGTTAAAGATATTTCTATATAATTCATACTATAATGATTATCCCATGTAAATGTAGCTGAATTATCAGTAACATTAGTACCTGTTTCTCTAAAGGTGATAGTTGCATCATCCAACAGATCACCATTAAGAGTAGAGGGTATTATAGTGAATGTTTGTTCTCCTGTTATTGGTCTTAACTTAATCATCATTAAGATAACTAAATTAAGTAGTTTTTGTTTTAAATAAAAAAAGGGGCATATAGCCCCCTTTAATATTAAAGATAAAATCTTATGGGTCTAAGTCTGTATCTCCATCTGAAGAATCTACTGCAACATTACAGTTTGCTAAAGTGTCATCTAAGAATTGAGAAGGTTTTCTTTCCATTCCTGTAAATGTTAAAGTGTACCCACTCATATCTGACATAGCAGTACCTGTTACGATTGTACCACCTGTCACTTCCATTCCATGTTCTCTTCCTGTTAAGAATAAGTTTCCATTATAGTCCTCCACAATAATGTGAGGTCTACCAAATGAAAGTGCTTTAATCTCCTTGTGAGACTCTTTAGTAAGTTTCTTTAATT